GATCTCTGACTGAAACGAACATAAACTCTTACAGTGAAGAAATCATTAGTTTAAACCCCTATTTTCCGTACTAATAACGATGGCTAATTCTACCATGAACGTTCTTGCCGGAGCCGTATCTCGCCCGCTAACCGCTGCGATCACTAGCGAAAATATGTATCGCCGGTACATGTCGAGCGTGACCTCGGAAACGATGATCTGTGGAAGGCGGGATACTGTTGCAAAAGGTATCACGTACCAGATCGGACGCCGTCACGCTACTGCAGTGGAATGTCTCAACAGCCCGCCCCCGGGAGTACCGCATATAGATGCGGCCTACCCAACAGGTGACGTTATCAGTGCTACGTTTTCTACCTTGGCCCGAAAGTATTCGAATTTTTCGGGCTTCTTTGACTTTTCGAATATGCTTGGTGTCGTTGAGCGCATCGCTAAAGGTCTTGCTGTCGCGAGCTGTTATAGAGGCGGATGCAGTGCGTCTGACCTTTTGGGCGACCAGGATTTGCGCATCAACAGCCTCCAAGTTTATTTTGCACCTATGAGCGCCAGCCGTGACACTGTGTTTATCCCACGAGTGGTAGATACACTCATTGCGCCGGACATATTCTCTGTCCTAGCACATGCCGTGTGCGGAGAGGGTGGAACCGTCGCTACCGACTGCCTCGAGGTTGATGCGACTACGCGCACTCCGATTATGTATGACGTGGACGGGTATGCATTTGCCCCTGCCGCTGTTGAAGCACTCCGCCTACTTGGAGCAAATATGAGTGCATCAGGTGCGGGTGACCTCTTTGCTCTCGGAGTGACTCGCGGTTTGCATTCTGTCCTAACTGTGGTTTCGCACACCGACGAAGGCGGCGTCATCCGAGATGTATTACGTTGCGGAGGCGTTGCTCCACCATTTGGAGGCGTCCACGCTGGTTTATCGGTATACACGGGTTTGCCCAGTTTGTGTACCTCATCGGGTGAGGCAGTTGCCGGCTACTGCGATGCGCTACTATTAGCCACCGCAGCACTGGTAGCTCATTGTGACCCTGGTATAACCTACAACGGCGCTTGGTTGCCCACGGTTATCCTCGCGAAACGAGGTGCTTTTGAGGAAGGTCCCGCAGGTGCACACCAGGCCGCAACTAATGCCAACGGGCAGGAAAACTTACGCGGTCTAGTGCAACATGGTACGCTGTTTGCTGATATGTATGGCTCAGCACTCGCTAAATTGTTCTGCTTGGACACCGGTAGCGGAAGAGCTGGACGTTTCCTGTCCGCCTGCATTCCCTTGGTGAACACGAACTCGCGGCATCTATCTCACTCGTCCATGGCACCGTTTTTCTGGATTGAGCCGACAAGCCTAATCCCCCACGACTTTACAGGTAATGCCGTAGAAGCTGAGGGTTTTGCAAGTTTCTGCTCACGTGGTGACAGACGAGCTCTGCCAGCATGGGAAGAGACGACTCCGTATGGACACGGCGACGACCATACCTCTACGCATGTCGTGCGGTTTCGTGGTGCTAGATGCAATGCCCTTCTACAGCACTTAAACCAACACCCTGACGGCGGGATGGCGTATATCACTCCTAGACAGATGGACAGTGAGGGCGTCATTCACCCAGGCCCGGGTGTCAACATTGCCGTCACCCACGCACTAAACGGGGGCATACCCATCTCTGGGTACCTCTGGACGCGTGGGCAATCACCTTTTTGTGCTCCGGCTGAGTTCATTAATCTGGGAGAAACTATGGCATTGCGTATCTCCCATCAAACGTACAATGCTGACGGAACTATCACCTTGAACCCCGTGCCACAGGCTTGGGAGTTCACCGGAGGTAGTGTTATTTTCAGCTGCAGTACGCCCGTTGGGTTACCACCCGGTGAATTGTCACAGGAACCTGGCGGTGCTAGACGCGCTCGTACCCGCGCAGCTCGTGCACTTGCTACTGCCACGGACCGAGCCCGTGCACGCGGCGAAGCGACTGTCGAAGACGTGCCAATATCATTCACTGCACCCGCTGTACTCCGCCATCGCCCAGCCGGGATAGAGATGGGACCTTACCCCGCCACGGGACGTGGGGCTGCGCCTAAAGTGCGTGCTGAGCCGATCAGTGGAAATGAGCCTAACGACCGTGACCGTGTTGATGGTGAGGCTCTACCGGCCGTGATGTCGCACGGGACACTAGCTGGCCCACGCCTTGACCACATACCAAAACTTGCCGACACTAGCGGTCCAACCGATGTCCCGTATTTAGTCGGTAAGCCTTCAGGTGCTCGTGTGGAAGTACACCGTGCACCGCCCATGCCCCTACCCTCACCGAGCGCTGCCCCGCCTGAACGGGCCGATCAGCAATGATACCACGCGAGCGCGTGCGTGCCCTTGGTCGATTGGGCACCTACCTTGAGAATCTCTTGAGGTTGGCAAAAATTGACGAAATGGAGTACCAGGCGTCAAGCCTTACGGTACAAGCTAGTGCGGTCTATCGTTTTTTTAGTAACCCGAAACCTACCACCTCTGCGGATGCTATACCGTTGTGGAAGGGAACAACAATTCCAGATATAGCAAACGCTCGATTACACCCGATGTTACCAGTTGCCCTTTCTTTACTACTCGCAAAGTGTCCCATTCAAATGCCTATCACCCCTCAGACAGTAATACACATTGCACTAGAATCATACTGTAAGGAGGTGACTGACCCGGCAAAGGGGACATTAGCCTACCGGAGGAGGAAGCGTCATAACCTTCTGCAACTGTATGAGGAGGATGGAGTCTCTCGCCGAGCTGACTTCCCCCGTAAGGCCCATGTTCAGGCGACTACGAAGTGTAATATACACCTGCAACCCCTGCTACGCGGATTGAAGGCAGCCGGTTTCGACTCCGTGTCAAGCCGGATTCTCAAAATATTAGCCGGACGAGCGACAGAAGATCAGATCTGTGCTGCGCTGCTCGCCGGGGTGAGCATGGACGCTGCGTTCGGAGCATACGGTGCGTGGTTATGCTGTGCGCCTATTCTTGACTCTGAGGGAGCAAAGACTTGCAACAGCGCTATTAAGGCGCTCGGTCAGCACGGTACTGATGTGGGCAGTCGTCTAGTTGAAAGTTTGTCCCTTCGGGGTAGGGGTGAAGGTACTATTGACTTGCATAAAGCTGCCCTTGAAAGGTGTGATCCAGTATGGGTTGCGGAAAGAGTTGTGGAGTGTGATGAGGAGGCACTCCGCCGGATTATCCGTCAGATCTTAAAAGAGGAGGGTGATAAAGAGAATACGACCTTCGACGGAGTAAGTGAGTTTTGGCACAAGCGGTGGCAGTGGTGTGTTAATGGCTCACACAACCGTATATACGACGGTAAAGTAGGTGTCAAGTTACCCAGCCAGCTACCTGGCGTTGACCAGTTTTACAGACGTGAGTTCGCCGAGGCATGTCCGTTCGAGCCGATATCACAATGGGACGGACGTGTGAGCGCCGGAGTCAGCGCCAAACTAGAACACGGCAAGACCCGAGTCATATTTGCGTGTGACACGATATCGTATTTTTGTTTCGAACACTTGCTCGGGCCTATCAGCAGGGGGTGGCGCAACAACCGAGTAATACTTGACCCTGGCAGACATGGCAATCTCGGAATTGCGCTCAAAATAAGGCCGAAGCTTGGAGAGAAAAAACTCCACCTAATGTTAGACTACGATGACTTCAATTCCCAGCACTCGAATTCTAGTATGCGAATACTTTTCGAAGAAACGTGTCGTCACTTCGATTACCCTACAGAGTACGGGGACAAACTATGCAAGTCCTTTGACAACAGCTTTATGCGTATACCAGGGGCGGAAGGTAACAGCGAATCCCCCGATAATAAAATTGCAGGCACCTTGATGTCTGGGCACCGTGCAACAACTTTTGTGAACAGTATGCTGAATGCTGCATATATCAGACTCGCATGTTCGTCGCAAATGTATGACGCTAGTGGAGCAATACATGTAGGAGACGACGTCTACATGGCTGTCCCAGGTTTCGACGAAGGTGAGCGTCTGCTCTCATCTCTGCACTCATTTGGATGTCGACTAAATGTATCGAAGCAGAGCATCGGATTCCAGAGCGGTGAGTTCTTACGCATGAGTATCACTGATCGGTGCGCCTACGGGTACTTGAACCGGGGTATCGCCTCATGCGTGTCGGGCAACTGGGTAAATACGCGTCGTCTGGAACCTGGGGAATTAGTGTCGACGATGATTCAACAGGTCTGGACTTTGACTAATCGAGGTAGGACAGCAGCATATGCCAAAGTCCTATCTTACGCTGTATCGGACGTGACAAGACTCGACCGTCGACTGTGCGAGCGTATACTCGCAGGGACGATATCATACAATGGTGGGCCTACAAGACCTGTCAATGGCATGGTTGACCGTTGCACAGTAACGAGCACATTTGTGCAGGACGACACCGTAGGCGTGGCTGAGAAATGGCCTAAATACGCGACCACAGACTACTTGACCCACGTGGTGGGAGACATAGAAGTACGAGCGATGAACATGACCCAAAGGTCTGTCTTACCGGCTATGTTAGACTCTTCCTACAAGAAGGCACTAACAAGTGGAAGCCAGACAAGGCGGGTTAAGTTTACCTCCCGTATCGATAAGCCTTTCATACCACTCGGTTCGGAGGATGCGTGTGAACTACTGGCAAAAGCGCCGGAACGCGGCGTCCTAACTAGGTACCCGATACTCAACTTCTTACGCCCGCAGTTGACGACTGCTCAAGTGACCGAACTAGTAAGGATGACCGGAGTCCGCGTCAATAGGGATAACATAATGGTACAAGCGTGGGGTGCAGATGCACACCCTACCGTTATCGTCGGCGTGGCGAGTTACGCCGACGCTTCCAGTTTGTCGAAACGTGCGCAAACTGATTGCATCTACTTTTCATACCCTATCTACATGTGAGAGATCACGACGTAGGTGGAGATTAGCCGGCCC